TGGAAGGACGGTGGCAAGCGTGGTGGCAGACACGGTGATCTTCTCCGATCACCCATACCTCGCGCTCCCCATCGCACGGCATTGGATCGCCCGGACGGTGCCATGTCCATTCGTGGCCTTCGTGAGTGAAGGTGAGAGGGCGGGGGGTGTACCAAAATATCCCGCAGGTGTTAGTGCGGTAAGAATACTCGTCCACCCCGTAGATGATTTTTTCCTCCAAGATCAACGGCCTCCGCCCCTGCGGAAGCATATCCTCAGTCCATCCATCTTCACGGTGCCACTTCATGCCCGGTGGCGGAGTTGGAAGTTTGAACTCATTCTTTGGTGTGGACTCAGACTTCTTGCCAACAGCATCCAGAATATGCTTGGCAATCGCCAGCCTGTGAGGGGCTTCATTGTCCCAATAAGGGTAATCAGATGGGTCTGATTCGAGAGAGCCAATTCCTTTTGGAAGCGCAAGGAAAGCGTCGTCTGCGATTTGCTGGAGATTGTCGGGGTGGTTCATAGAGTTCAGATAGTTGGTGTTGGTTTGATCTTTATGGCACAAAGATTACAGAACCTCCTGGTCGTCAAGAACGTGGCAGTGTTGAATCATTCCGGGCATGTCGTCGATCCAGATGTCCACGTTCCAGCCCGCCTTTCGTGTCGCGTGCTCTTTGAGTTCACGCCCGCAATACACGATTGGCATGTGCGCAGGAAGGTGCGCCCTTCCCATGTCCTCGCTCCAGCCGCTCCGGCCGGTTGCGAGGATCACGACATGCCCACGCGCCAGCATGAAGTCATACCAGTCCCGCCATCCGTGCGGGTCGGCTGTCCATGTGTGGTCGAAGTCGATCGCCACTGTCAATGGGCGTGGGGCAAGCGGGGCGGGCTCCCTCCGGCGTCTCTCCCAGGCTGCTTCAAAATCGGCGAGCGGCATGATCTTAGTCCAGGCTTCCGGTTGAGTTGATCTTCTGGCACACGGCGGAGAACTGGTCGCAGAAGTGCTCCAGCATGCGGTTGTCCGGGACATGGGCCTCGACGTAGGTCATGTCGTCCGGGTGACCGGTCTTGCTGCCGATGATGACAAAGAAAGTCATCTCGGTTTTCAGGTGCTCCATGGCAAGGGACAGGCCGAAGCCGGGGAGGTCATCTTTTGGGGGTGCTGTGGGGAAACTCATGGGTTTTTCTGGTTGGAGAGGTGGTGGACTGCGTCGGCATAAGCTGTTGCCTCGGTGACCGAGACAAAGGCGGTGAAGCCAAGGAGCTTCTGCGACATGAGGGAGGGGCTGGTTTTGAGAATCTTCTGCAAGGGCCGGTAGCGGATTTGTTTGTCGCGCATCTGTTTGCGGATGGCGCGGCCAAGCCGGAGGCTGGCGTCGTCAACGCGCTGGCGCTGGGTGACGGCCAGCTCTTGAATCTGCTCAAGGGCGGACATGGCGGACTCGAACTCGTGGATTTCGGGGAAGGGCGTGCTCATCGGGCGGGAATGGCGTTGGCTGCGCGGAAGGCGAGGCGTGCGGTGTGGGTGGCCTTGCGGTGGTTGTGTTCGCGGGTGGCAATCCGCTCGGAGATGAGCTGCTTCTCGGCCAGTTGGATGGCCTCGGAGCGGGTGAATTTGATGCCACGGCGCTGGCGTGATTGGAGGAGGCTCTCCGTCCGTTTGGCGATCTGCTGAACGGTCGGGTAGAGGTTGTGGAACATGAGGTCGTGGATGGATGCGGTGTGTTTCATTTGGGTATGGGGGGCGAATCAGGCTCTTGCCCGTCGCAGGATGTCGGAACGTCCCACACGGACGGTGCCACGGGTGTCGTGGAAGATGATGTCGCACAGGCGGGTGAACCAGGCGGAGCGCAGCTCGCGCAGAAGGTCGTTTGGCTGCGGCACCTCGTTGACCGGATAGGCAACCTTGCCCTCCATCTCATCGGGGTGCTGCTCCCAGAATCCTTGCTTGCGCCGGATTTTCAGGTCGCTGGCCAGAGAATCCAGAAGCGCGTAAGCCAGAATCCAGTTAACGTCCTGCTCAACCGGCGACAGGGATGACGACATTGATGTGGACATAGGGGTTGAAGGAGGGCCAGACATCCATGCCGTTGTTCGGGGAGAGCGCGGCCACGAGCGGGCAGTAGGCTGGATTGCCAATCTGCTCCAGCACGCGCTGGACTTCGGAGATAACTTCACGGACATCTTTGCCACGGTGGGCAGAATCGGAGGACGCGGTGGTCATAGGGGTCAGGCGGAGAGTGCGATGGTGGAGGCGGCATCCCAAAGGCCACGGTTGACGCGCAGGGATTCATCCAGGGCCTTGAGCCCGCGGACACTGCCAAAGAAGCGGTTGGTGGTGGAGCGCGGATTGACGCGGGCAAGGGCGTCGCGGACGCCGCCACGGATCAGATTTTCCTGAACCACGTTGAAGGTCGTCCAAAGGTCTCGCGGACAATCATCAAGACGCTGGCGCTGGAGGAGCGTGGTCGGGGTGACCGGATACTGGTCTGCTGGCAGGTCGCCGCCCCAGCGCAGCTTGATGCCCTGCTCGGCCAGATGGAGGGCCTCGTCCTTGGTGACTTCGAGCTGCTTCCACTCCGTGATGGTGTCGCGGACCTTCGAGGCGGCACCAAGGATGGAATGAGATGCCTCGACCACGCGGTCCATTTCCAGGTAGGTGTGGGGGAGACGGACGGTGGCAACCGTGCTGTCGGCGACAACGAGGCCGTTGGCGCAGATGAAGCGGAACACGCCCGCGCCGATCTGGAGGCTGCTCGCGCCGTCGTGGCTGTTGAAGACAACGGTCTCGACGCGCTCGGAGCTGGACTGGTGAAGCTGCGAGGCGTGGGCGAAACGCATGAGGTGCTTCTGGAAGCCGTCGCGTCCGGGCTTGCGGCAGCGGGACTGCGAGGCACCGACCAGATGCCAGTCATTGCTGGCGAACTCTTCCGCGATCTCCTGCGAGGAGATGAAGTTGTAGCGGTCGGAGAGACAGGGGGCGCTGCGTGTGGCAACGGCGGCCGGAGGTAGGGTGATATTGGACATGGTGTTTAGTGGTATTAGGTTTAGACTGACGTTGGAGGTATAAGCAAAAAGGAAAGTCATGGCAACAACTATTTTGCCGGGAAAGTATTTTGTTCGCGGGAGGCGGGTTTTGGGTTAACCTTTCCAGATGCGCTCCAAACGGTTCCGCAGGGGAGACACACGAGAAGACGGCAAGAGGTTCTGGCACTACTCCTGCCGGGGCCTCGAATACTGGGTGACGGCAGAGCACTTCGAGCGGCTCCGGGAGTCTGCCCAGGAGCTGACCCGGCAATGGAAGGAGGCCAATCCTGACAAGCCAAGGCACTACCGGAAAGCGTGGCGGGAGGCCAATCCCGAGCGGGACAAGGAGCACCGCCGCCGCTGGTCAAAGGCCAACCCCGACAAGGTCAGGGCGTCCATGAACAAGTATGCCAGACGCAGACGGGCCACCGATCCCATCTACCTGCTCATCGGACGTGTCAGGTGCCGGTTGGGCAAGTTCCTCTCGCGGCGCGGACTGGTGAAGCAGCGGGGGGTCTCCGCCATGATCGGGTGCTCCTGGCGCGAGCTGCGGGAGCACATCGAGAAGCAGTTCCCGGAGGGCATGGGGTGGGGGAACCGGGGGAAGTGGCACATTGACCACATTGTCCCGTTGTCCTGCGCCAAAACCATGGAGGACGTGCTTGAGCTGTCCCACTATTCAAACCTGCGGCCGATCTGGGAACGCGACAATCTGAGGAAGTCGAACTCGATGCCCTCGCCGGAGGAGGTGCCGGAGCGGCTGAGGAGGTTTATCCCAAGTCCACAACCGCAGGCATTAAAGGTTCCGGTTCCAGATCAGTGTTCCAGATTCCAGCTTCCAGCGCCGTGAGAGCCAAAAGGAACTCGGGGGTCTGGGTGCGCGGGTGGTTGGTCAAGATTGCCTTGGACAGGGACTTCAACTTGATCAGGCGCGGGTCCAAAGGAGGGAGGTCGATGGGCTCGACGGGGACGCGTGGGACAGGTGGGAGTGTCACAGGGGACGCCGGTGAGACACCTGCGGCCAGCCGGTTGCTGCGCAGCTCTTTTTGACGTGCCCGGTAGGCGCGGGTGCGCAGGGTGGAGTCGGCCAAGGGTTTGGTGGGGTCGCGGAGCTTCGGCACGCCGCGTTTGCGCCAACGGCGGTCGCGGTCAGCCAATCGGCGCTGCTCGATCTGATCGGCGGAGAGGAATCGGTTCGGGATGTAGGGCATGGCGAGTGTTAGCAAAAAGGAGGGGGCTGTGTCAAGACGGATTCGGGTTTTCGCAAAAGTGAGAAGAGAATCAGAAATGAGTCGCAAAAAGAATAGAGGATGTGTTAAGCATCGTGAAAGAAAGCTCCGAAAGTGGTGTAGGAGATCGGAGATGGAAGGGTAGGGGATTTGAGGGAAAGGAAGGGCGTCACACGTCACCAACTTTGGCGTAACGCCTTGATTTCCAACGGGGTTAGAGGCGAAGCCGAGAAATTGTTAGCAAAACGTCACAGCAGACAACTCTGGAATCCTTATTTCTATGGCGATAAATAAAAAAATATAGGGGGCCGGGGGCTATGGAACCGTGGCACGGATATGTATGCAAACGCCCGGTCCAGGAGGATTTCCGATTCCGGGTGCTGTGACGCGTCACCGATCACCAACTTTTCGGAGCGGCTTTCGTATTGGCGGGGCTGGATTTCGGAGCGGCCTTCGTATTGGCGGGTCTCGTTTTGGGTCATTGGGTCGGGATCGGCGGTGCGGGCCTGGACACGCAAAAGCCGCCTTGTGGGCGGCCTTTGGTAGGGGTGGCGGTTCAGCGGGGGAAGCTGGTCAAGATGTAGATGGTGATCAAGATCAGCGTCCAGACGGCCGCGAGGGTCACCAGTCCCATGCCTTCGTGGGGGTCGTAGTTCATAGCGCGGGGAGTTGGATGAGGGTTTGGTCGGCAGGGAAGAGGCAGTCGGCACGGTGGGAGGCGCGGGCCACGTCCTCGCTGACGATGAAGAACTGACCTTCCGAGGGTGGCGGCAGTCCGGTCACGGGGCCGTAGGTTTGGATCATCACCGGCAGCGGCAGCGGGTGGTCTAGAAACAGCCTCCGCACGCTCGCAACCTGCCCGGAGGGCGGAAAGACGTGGTTGTCGATGATCACCGGGGCCGGGGTCAGGTTGGTGACCTTGGGCGGTGGGACTACCTGCCAGTTCCCGCCGAGGAAGTCCGGCAAGTCCTCCGTGGGCACGGCGGCGAAGTTGATGCCGCCAAGGACCGGCGTCACACGGTAGATGGCCACGAGGTTGGGGCCGAGGTGCGCGGCATAGGCCAGCGCCTCCATTTTGTTGGTTGGGTATGGGTAGGTCATAGTGTGTTTGGGTGTCTGCCGGTCTTGGTGTTCACGTCGATGTGATCACCATCAGCGCCGACAGTGTTCTTCATGTAGCCATAGTGGTCATGGATCGTGCTGGGGCCAGCCTCGCCAGTGTCCTCGTTCTTCCATGTGCGCTGAGAGCCATCCGGGTTCTCGACGGTGATGGCAACACCACCGACTTTGAGATGGCCCATCTTGTAGTTGCCCGCCTGCTTCTGGGCTTCGCTTGGCGGAGGAAGGTCGTTGTTCAGCGAGGTTGCTGCCGCGTGAGCTTTCTGATCCACCACGCTCGCAGCGGCAGCAGCTCCACCTGCGGCGATGTTTCCTTGATCCACCTGTGACAGCCCCTTGGCAGCTTGCGCAGGCACGCCTTGAGGCGCATTTCCAGCGAGATTTGCTTCGCCGTCTTGCCCTTGGTTGACACTGCCACTCTGTTGAGCCTGTTCTGCATTTGGAGTTGGTGTTGCGCCTTCCACCGCGCCCTTACTCGTGTCAGGTTTGGACAGCTCACTTTCAGGGGCGGCTTCGGGCGCTGATTCTTCGCCTGTCCCACCGATCTGCACAAGTCTTTCTGCTTCGAGCTGTCGCGCTAGTTTTTGAAGTTCGGTCTCTTTCATGGGTTCTGGTTTTTGTTCGAGTTGCGGGTTTTCCAATCTTGGAGCCAGTAGATGAGCTTGTCGGCGTCCTGGTGGGAATTGGGTTCCACCAGGGAGCCATGTGAAAGCCCTCCGCTGATTCCGAGAAGCTGGTTTTGGTCCGGGCGGCGTCCGTAGATCACCAACGACGTGGTGCGGTTTGTGAGAGGGTCGCGCAGGGAGATGAAATCGAGGGGTCGGCTCATGGGTTGAGGAGGGCGGCTAAGATGAGGGCGAGGACGATCACAAGCAGGGCTTGCGGGTGTGTGGTTTCCATTTGTTGTGTCCGCGTGTAAGATGCGCGGCCCCTTTGGTTGTGGTTAGCGTTTGCCTCCACAAGGTCCGCAGTTGCCATTGATGTAGTCAATGAAACGGGCGCGGTTGAAGTGAGGGTTCTGGTTCCGGCAGAAGTCCGCCAGTTGGATGAAGTGCTTTTTACTCATGTTGGTTTCCTTTCGGGACCGACATTTTGCATAGGCTATTTTTGCTGTCAACATTTTTCAGAGCACCTTTCGTATTTTCAGAGCGGCTTTCGTATTGCCGGAAAGAGTCATGGGTCGGGCGACCGGGCGCGGCCTCGCGCTCACGCGCTCACGCGCTCACGCGCTCACGCGCTCACGCGCTCGTGCGATTGGTGAGGGATGACAAAGAAAAGGGGGGCGCAGAAAAGTTTTGATAGCAAAATGCGGCGGGGTGGCGTTATATAGGGCACCGCGTCACAAGGCGCGGACAACAAACCAAACCAAACCAATAGAACACCATGAAAACAATAGAGCAAAAAATCGAGCGCAATCTTCGCGAGTTTCATCGCCTTGGGCTGACCCCTGATTACCCGCTGGATCTCGCTAGAGACTGGGCGGTTGATGGCCGGTACTCGTACGCGATACCCTACATTCGCAACGCACGCGGCCGCGTGAGCTTCCGCAATCACTGGCAACCGCCGACGATTGCGCAGCGAAAGGCCGCGTACCCTTCGGGGCTTCGCTTGTCGGGGACTCTCTCCGACTGGCTGCAACGCATTGCGGCAGGTCCGAACGCGAAGGCGGCACGCGTGGCCGAGGCGCTGCTTTCTGCGGCGTCGTCCCGCGTCTCTCATTCAGTGGCTCCCTTCGGGAATCACTTCTCAGTTCGAGAACGGGAGGGCCTTGTCAGCTACTGCCCCGCGAACAGGACACAGGGCATCACCGCCGATGGCAGATGGGAGCGAGCGGGCCGAGTCGAAATCAAGCCCGCGAAATTCGCTCGCGGCGTTTTGAGGCACCCGGAGCGGTTCAAGGACGACGAGTACGCGGCCTTCGCTGAAGCCTTCGGCGGCGTAGAGGCCGGGGAGAAAATCGCGTGGGACCTCGTCACCACGGCGGCGGGCTTCGATGAGGCATATAACGCGGAGAATTGGGGGGCAGATAGGAGCGACGCGACGCCGCACGGCATCACCTCTTGCATGTGGGGGGAACCTGTCGGCGCATTTTACGAGCGAGCAGGCGCTCGCTTGCTAGTAGGCAAGCAAAACGGGAAATTTGTAGCGCGGGCGGTGATCTGGGAGACGCAGGAACTTGGGACGGTAGTGGACCGGCTGTATGCACAACCTCACATCCGGGAAGCGGTGATCGAGTACGTTTTTTCGCAGGGATGGGCTAAGAAAGAAGCCGACCGGAGCGGAAACAGCTCTTGGCTCATGCCCGACGGCTCCGCCTACCATCGCGGCGTTTCGGTGGAGCTTGCGAAAAGTGTCGAAGGCTGCCGATTCTTCCCCTACATCGACACCTTCCAATATCAGGACGGGGACGTACTTTACGCTCGCGAAGATTCGAGCTGGGAGTACCGGTACTGCTGCACGACCGGCGGCCGCGACGACAACCATGCCGGGCAGGTTCAGGATGTCGATGGGGAGTGGATCGACGAGAGCGACGCGACCTGCATTGACGGTGACTACTACGCAACACACGACGACCGCGTTGTGTATTGTCACAATGATGACGAATACATCCTACGCGCTGACGCTTACGAAGTCGAAGTAGGCGGGCGGATCGGCACGATATACCTGCACGATCGCTACGTCTCCCGCGCATGAACCCCGGAACTAAACCACCAAACCAGAAAGCATTCATGAAAAAGAACAAGACCAAAGCCCCATTCCGCATCTCCTCCGACCTCCTAGAAGCTGTTTTCCGCGTTGAATCCGCGAGCTACGATTGCGAGGCCCAAGCTCAGAACGTTGCGGATCTCTGCACCGCTCGCGGCTGGGACGTTGAGCGAGATGAACACGGCAACGTGATTGTGAGCCATGGCACCGCAGACGTACGGCCCGTGCTCGTCGCACATCTCGACACGGTGCATGAGATCACCGGGAGCCTCACGTTGCACCGATTAGGGCGGAGGCTTTACGCGATGGACGCGGACGAGTGTCAGCAAATCGGCGTTGGGGGCGATGACAAATGTGGCATTGCTGCGGCCATCGCCGTGGCCGAGCGGCTGCCCGCGTTCCGGCTGCTGTTTATGGTGGATGAGGAGGTAGGCTGCCACGGCTCGCGACAAATCGACCTTGCACACGTCGCGGACGCCTCGCTAATCCTCCAAGCGGACAGACGCGGAAGCACGGACTTTGTGCATCGCATCGGCTCGCTCGATCTGCAAAGCGCGAAGTTTCGAGCAGCGGTGAAACCACTACTAAAAGCGCGAGGCTATGCGCCATCCATCGGCATGATGACCGATGTTGAAGCATTGGTTGATCGCGGTGCGGGAGTCTGTGCGGCCAATTTGTCGGCAGGGTATCACAACCCGCACACGAGCCACGAGTACGTTGATCTGGATCAACTCGATAACTGCGCGGCCCTGATGCTCGACATATGCCAGCAGCTAGGTACCCGCCGCTGGACGCTCCCCAAACAAGAGCGGCCCGCGCCGTTTTTCTCTCGTATCGAGAGCAAACGCCGAGGCCATCGCCCGGCTGGCGTTTCTCGGCTCGCGTGGGAGTGGGAACAGGACGAGCGGGACACCTGGGATGCAGTAACGTGTCCCGGCTGTGGCTCGCTGCACTCTCCCGAGCCGGGGGCCGGGGGGCTTTGCTCCGAATGCGTAGAATTCTGGACGAGAAAGCACGGCAACAAATAGCCCCCGCGCTCTCGTCACCGCCCGCCCTTGCATTTTCGCCGGGGCGGGCTTTTTTTTGCGCCCATGGACGATTGGACAGCATGTAGGGAGGCAGTTGCGCTCGGGCTCACAATAAAGGAGGCCGCCGGGAAGTACGGGCTTGCCTACGAAACAGCGAAGAAACGCGCACAGCGGGAGCAATGGCCCACACCTGCCCGCCTTGCGGCCTCGGCCCCATCCCCGCCAGTCCCCAAGCCCCCCGCCGCCGTCGTCGCCGAGTCATGGGAGCAGAAGGGCGAACGCCTGCGCGGCACGCTGTACGACCTCGCCAACACCGCCCTACGCACCGCCACCCCGCGAAAGCTCGAAAGGTGGGAGGATATAGAACGCGCCGCCCGGATCGCGGAGCGTGCCGCTGGACTCGACAAGACCGCCGCGCCGCTCGTTTCGCTGCACTTCCCAGAGATAAACTCCAGTCAGTGTCCGGCTTACGTCGAGTTTTCGGACAAATCCGAGGAAAAAACGCCTTTGCCCTTCGCCATCCAGCCTGCCCCGCCAGAATTGGTGCCGCCCCCCAAACCGCTACCCCCCGCCGGAAAATGAGCAAGCGCCCGCCACCAGACCACCACCGGTCCTCCCCCACCCCCAGATTCCGGGCCGCCGGGGTTCTACGTCGGTGTCTGGAAAATTTTTCCCGTCTAGGGTAATGTTTAATAATTGTTTTAAGGAAGGCCCATGAAAAAATCCGATCTCATCGCTCAAGGCTACCGCGAAAAGTATGGGGTCTGGTGGCGTCCGGTTGCTGGAAAACCGATGCACGACCTGACCCTGGAACTGGAAGCCTTCCTCAATCCGCCGAAAACCTCCCCGGGGAAGCCGACCCACTTCAAAAACATCGTCAATGCCATTTGGAACTCAAAGGCCTCGACCAAGAAATTCGTCTTCCACCCTTGGGCCGAGCGGATGTTGGAAAACGCCTGCGCGAACAAGTTCCTCGCGATCGCCGGATGCTCCTCCTGCGTTTCAGGAGATACCCGGATGCTGGACCCTCTAACTGGAAACTTGCCCACTATCCGAGAGCTATGTGAGTCGAAAATTCAACCAGTTGTGCAGACCCTCAACGGCCCGGTTCTCGCAGACGTGCCCTACCTGAAAGGTCGGGAGGAGCTTTTCGAGTTCAAGCTGTCCAACGGAGAGTCATTCAAGTGTACGAAGGCGCATCGGCTTTTGACTCCGCATGGGTGGGTTCGAGCAGAGTCGGTGACTGTGGCCAGCGAGCTTTTTGGATACGCGCCCGACCTTCCGGCGACCACTTTGGGGTCCGACTTTTCAACTCGAAAGCCAGATGCTCGGCATTGCTTTGGAACAGTTGCAGATTCTCGATCTGATTATTCGCCTTGTTTCCATCTTTATGGTGAACAACTTCGCGCCGCTCAAGCGGCCGCCCTAAGTGCTGCTCCATCACCAGACGATGCTCAAAGATATACGGGGCATGTCTCCTTTGTCTGGGATGACCTTTCACATGCACCAGAACATACCCATCCGCATCTGTTGTCCGCCCCTTCCACGCGTAATGACGAGGCCCCGTCACGGCTTTTGGAAACTCTCGCGTCTCCCCGTGACGCCGAAGAAATTTCTTCACCTCACTCCCTTTGGTGCCAACCGCCTTTGCCATTTCAGCTAGAGAGCGGCCTTCCCGGTTCATTTGGAGAACCAGTTCCGCATTTCGATCACAGGAAGCGTACGGGTTGTGACGGCGACCCTCCCGAGGTGTATTTACACCATTCGATTTCAGGATGTGAGAAACTGTCCTCAGTGGAAGGCCCATTTGGTCAGCAACCAAGCGGGTGCTGCCTGTCGTCTGGAACAGAGCCAGAACTTCTTGATTCCTCAGAAGATTCTTTGCCCAAGCACTCATTGCCTTTACAGGTATCACTTGTTGTGGTCGAATCAATTCAAAGTGTCGGAGTTCACGATTTCTATGACCTGAATGTTCCTGTTGAACACCATTATTTTGCAGAAGGGGCGATTCACCACAATTCTGGGAAGAGTGAGTTTGGGGCCATCTGGGGCATCGTGAACTTCCTGGCTGCCCCCAGCGGCACCAAGGTTCTGGTAACCTCCACATCCCTCAAAGACTCGCGTCAGCGTATTTGGGGCTCGGTGGAGGAGTATTGGCAGGCCGCCGCAGCCGTGCTTGGGGGCGAGCAGGTGCTCCCGGGAGAGCTGGTCTCGGCCTCGGGGATGATCCGCTACCGGCAGGGCAACTTCAAATCCGACCGTCAAGGACTGGTTCTCATCGCCGGTGAGAAGTCCAAGGCCAACGAGGCCATGGGCAAGCTGATCGGCTACAAAGGCTCCCGCGTGATCCTGATCTGCGATGAGTTGCCGGAGCTTTCCGAGAAGCTCCTCAATGCGGCGGAGGCCAACCTGTATTCCAACCCGGATTTCAGCATGCTCGGCATCGGGAACCCGAACAGCCACTACGATCCCTTTGGAGTGTTCTCCACGCCGAAGAACGGTTGGGGTTCGATCCACTCAGACTCCGAGGAGTGGGAGACAGTCCTTGGCAAGTGCATCCGGTTCGACGGGGAGAAATCCCCCAACATCCTGCTGGGAGAAGACCGCTACCCTTGGATGATGACCGCCCGCAAGCTGGCCGACTTCAAATCCATGCTTGGCGAGACCACCCAGCGGTATGCCCGCTTCGTGAAAGGCTGGTTCCACGAGACCGGCGTTGACGAAGGAGTGTTCAGCGAGGCGGACATCATCAAATATCGCGGCGACTCCAAGACCTTTTGGAAAACCCCGCCGGACGCGGTCGCCGGATTCGACCCGGCGTTCACCAACGGCGGCGACGACAGTTTCGTGCAGTTCGGGAAGTTCGGCGAGGACAAGGACGGCAACAAAGTTCTGGAGTGGGGAGACTTTGCCGAGTTGCAGGAAGACCGTGACATCAAGGACGAGCCGCGCACCCACCAGATCATCCGCCTGCTGCGTGCGGCCTGCGAGGCCCGCAATGTCCACCCGAAGCGGCTGGCGATCGACGGCACCGGCGCGGGCAAACCTTTCTGCGATGTGGTCAGGTCCGAGTGGAGCGGCGAGTTCCTGGAAGTGAATTTCAGCGGGCAGGCATCGAATCTGCCAGCCAGCGGCACCGACCCGACTCCCTCCAAGGACCGGTATATCAACCGCGTGTCAGAAATTTGGTTTTCGGGCAGGGAATATCTCCAGTCCGGCCAGATCAGGGGTATCTACCCGGCGCTGGCCAAGGAACTCTGCGCCCGGAAATTTGAGAACAAGCAGCGCGGCAAGGTGCAGGTGGAGCCGAAAAAAGACATGAAGGCGAGGATTGGAAAATCCCCTGACCGTGCGGACGCCGCCTTGCTCTGCCTTGAGCTTTGCCGTTCCCGTCTTGGACTCTCCAGTAAATTGCGCACACGTCCGCACGAAAAAGAAAATTCCCCGGCCAGGGTGTCCGCTTTCAAGGCATTTTCCCGGAAATTCGCCAGGATGCGGGCAAATTAAGGGTTGCATTGGTAAATATCCGCCCAAAAATAGCGAAAATGGATATTGCAATCCCTGTTACCAATAAGGCGCTGCCTCGCGCACGGACGCTGGCCGCAGTTCTCCGCCACTTTGGCCCTCTCGACGCCCGCCACAAGATCACGGTTTTCACGACCGGCTCGTTGCTCACCGAAGTCCAGAGCATTTTCGACGGCATCCGGGATGTGACTTTCAAGGCCGTCCTGCCGACCATCTATCGTGAGCCGCCGAGATCATCCAACGAGGTGTTCGACGCCGTGGCCCGCAACATGCTCACGGAACATTGGTTCTACCTGACCTCAGACACGCTGCCGCTGGTTCCGAACTGGGCGGACGTGCTGGACCGCAACTACCGCGAATCTCTCCGCCGCTACCTTGGCTGCCAGTCGAACCTGACCCGCAGGTTCCGTGACGTGTCCGGCGTGGATCGTCTTGATTTGGGCGACCCCTACATTCTGGAGGCGGCGGTCTATCCGGCCAACGTGACCAAGCTGGAGAAGAACACCGCCCGCAATCACGGCACGCACCACGAGGTCTTCCGCCGTTTTGAGATGGTCAAGAACTCGGCCATCACGGAGCAGATCGCCAATGCCAACTGGCAGGAGGATTTCAGACCTCGCGCCGGTCATGTGGTGGTCACCCGGCTTGCGGGAAGTTCCATCTCCGACAACATTCTCGGCAATGAGCCGGAGGCTGGAGAGGACGTGTTGGACGTTCCGCAGAACGAGGCTACGCTTGAGGCTCCCAAACGTGGTCGTGGACGGCCGCGCAAGGAACCCACACAGCCATGAACCCAACTCCGACGACTTCCCAAGACCTCCTTCTTCCAGTTCAGGAAGACGGCCAGTTGCTTCGATCCCGCATCAAGGATGCCAAGGCCGCGCAGGCCGCCTACAAGCGGATGCTCAAGGCCGATGAGGATGCCCGTCGCGGGCGTGCAGAAGTGCAGTCGATGATCGACGGCGAGAGTCCGTATGACCAGAGCAAGCTCGACATGAACGGCCTTGGCGAGATTTGCAACGTCAACTGGGGCCAGGGCGAGCAGTTGGTCTCAATGGCGACGAGCCCGTATTTGGACCTGGTGACCTCGGTGGACGTGCTCAACACGATGCCCACCAACTATGGCGACCCCCAGATGCGCCACGAGTGGGAGTCCATCATGGCCGACGAGTTCACCCGGATGGTCCGCAACTGGCCGGAGTTCTTCCCCCGCTACCTGTTCCTGGTCCAGCAGTTCCTTGTGCATGGCGTCGGACTTTGTTTCCGCGAGGATGAGATCGACTGGCGCTGGCAGGTGGCTCCTTTGGGAGACTTCCTCATCCCGCGCAACACCCGCGCCTCCGACGAGGAGATCGAGCTTTGCTGCATTGTGCGCAGCGTCCCTCCGCACGAACTCTTCCAGAAGATCGAGGACGAGGCGCTTGCCACCGAGCTGCATTGGAACGTGCCCGCCGTGAAGAAGGCGCTGCTTGGCGCGATGCAGCACAGCAGATCAACCAACACGATCGAGTCGTGGGAGGAGTTGCAGCGCGAGTTCAAGAACAACGACCTTGCCGCCTCCGCTGCTTCCGCCGCCGAGGTGAAGCTGGTGTTCATGTGGGCCAAGGAACTGGACGGGAAAATCTCCCAGTACATCTTCCCCGAGAAGGACACGGACATCGAAGTTGGTTTCCTCTACAAGAACAAGGGCAGGTATGCGAACACCAGCGAGGCGTTCAACACCTTCGTCTTTGGCATCGGAACCAACGGCTACTTCCACAGCATCCGTGGCATGGCCAGCAAGATTTTCTCCGTGGTGCAGGCGCTCAACCGTCTGCGCGGACGGTTCTACGACAGCTTGATGACAAGTTCGATGCTCATGATCGAGCCGGACAACGAGGATGCCATGCAGGACATGAGCCTCGTCCACTTTGGTCCGTTCGTGGTCAAGCCGCCGAACATCAAGGTCATTCAGAAAGACCAGCCCAATTTCAGCCAGTCCTTGATCCCCGGACTCAATGACTTGTCCACCTTGCTCCAGCAGCAGGCGGGCACCTACACCACCGAGGCGATCTTCAACTCGGCGCGTCAGCGCACCAAGTTTGAGACGCAAGCACAGCTTGAGTCGGTGGCCAACATCAGCCTTGCCCAGTTGAACCTCTTCTACATCCCGTGGGAAAGACTGCTGCGCGAGACTGTCCGCCGCGCCGTCCGCGAGGATTACTTCCCCGAGGACCCGGGCGGTCGCAGTGTCCAGGAGTTCCGCGACCGGTGCATGGCGCGTGGAGTGCCCATCGAGGCCATCCTGGCTGTGGATGTCGGGCGTGTCGAGGCGGTGCGTGCAGTTGGTGGGGGTTCCTCCGCCGCTCGCTCGGCGCTCATGGAGAAGCTCTACTCCCTCGCCGCCAACTTCGATCCGCAAGGACGCCAGCAGGTCATCCGTGACCTCACCCGCACTCTTGGCGGCGTTGAGGCGGCAGACCGCTACACTCCGGCTCCCGAAAATCTCCGTCCGCCGATGGAGGTTGAAGTGGCCGCCCTTGAGAACATCGTGCTCAAGCAGGGCAACCAAGTTCCCGTCCGTCCGAACACGCTTCACCGCGTCCACTTCGACACGCATCTGCCGGAGGAGGAAGCCCTTGTTCAAGCATTGGACGAAGGCACGGTTCCGGTCGAGCAGGCCACCCCGGCGCTCACGGCTTTGCACCAGCACACCTCCGAGCACGCGCAATACCTTGTCAGCGAGCCGGACTACAACCAAATCAAGAAGCGGTTGCAGGAGATCGACGGCATCCTATACAACGCCACCAAACACATGCAGAAGGTGATGGAGGAGCAGCAACAGCAGCCGGAAGCGGAGGCCAACGCCGCCAACCCAAACAATCTCCCGGACACGCTCCAACGCCAGCTCATCGAGACGAGCACCCGTTTGCGGATGGCGGAGGAGAAGCACCAGCAAGACCTTCGCATCCGTGACGAGACCGCCCGACAAGACATGCTTATCAAGGATGCCGAGGCGGCCGCCAAAATCGCCCGGGAGCGACTTTCCCAATGATCGAAAACGAATACCTCTTCTCCATCAAAGTCTTCCCCAATGACAAAAGCCTCCACGTTTTTCGTCACATGGGAGACGGACTCGGGCTCGCCGTCATCGTCGAGTTCACCACCCTCAAGCAAGGCATCCTCGACGCTGGCAAGCTCATTCGTGAGGCCATCGAGGACGACGCCATCCCCCGCATTCTGACGCCATGATGACCATCCAAGATTGGTATGCCACCCCGCAGAACGCCGAGGAGCTGGCCACGTTGCTCAAGAACCAGCCGATCGTCCAGGATGCGCTGGATGTCTTGCGCACCACCAACGCTCCTGCTGGCAACTACGGAACCGACCCGGTTCACATCGCGCTGCTGCATGCCGAGCAGGCAGGATTTCAGAAGGCCATCGACACCTTCCTGAAACTGTCCCGTCCTCAAGTCCATATCACCAAGAAATTGCCGCAAGAGTGGCGCAAATCCGAGCCCCAAACTGACCCCTCCGCATGAACGACAACACCGACCCGCACGCCGCCGAATACGCACCGGAAACAGATAACCCTGCCGTCTCCGATGACGGAGATTCTGGCTTTATGGCCGGACTTTTTGAGGCTGCCGGAGCAGAGCCATCTTCCGAGCCGCCTCCGTCTTCCGACGAGGAGCCCTCGGGAGAGGAGGAACCGTCGCCAGCGGTTGAAGAGCCGTCGCCGGAGCCCGAGAATCAAGACCCCGATCTCGCGGATGCCGCGCCTCCTCTCAAGAAGGAGGTCAACAAGATTGGCTGGAAGGAGTTGAAGAAGCTCCGTGCCGACGCCGAGCGCGAGCGTGACGAGGCCAAGGCCGAGCTGGCAAGGCTCAAATCGCAGCCGCCGTCTGCCGCGAACACCGCAGACATTGAGTCCCTGCGTGCCGAGCTGGAGATGTCCAAGAAGCAGTTGCAGGAGTACGATCAGAAGATGGCTCTTGTCGATGTGGAGCAGAGCCGCGAGTATCAGATGAACATCGCCGAGCCGCTATCCCGTGCCGAGGATTTGATCCAGTCCTTCGCCGAGAAGTATCAGATCGACCTCAAGGACATCGCCAAGGCGGCGACAGCTCCCAACGTGCTTGAGCGCAACCAGCTTCTTTCCGAGCTGGTCGGCGGCATGAACGACTTCGACAAGTATGAGTTCAAGCGCGTCGTGGACGAGGCCAAGTCACTCTACGAGCGGTCGGTTCAGGTGAAACGCCAGGCCAACGAGTCCAAGAAGTATTTGGAGGAGTCGCGGGCCAAGGAGCAGGAGACCCTGCGCCAGAAGCAACGTGAGGAGTTCGGCCGCGTGGCCGACTCGGTCTGGACTGGCCTCCAGGAAAAGCTGCCTTTCCTCAAGGAAGGCGGAGACGAGGTGACCCGCTTGGTGTCCGAAGCCAAGGAGGCCGATCTGGCCGGGGCCGCGCCGGAGACGCAGGCCTACGCCCGCTACGCCGCCGTGCTTCTGCCCTCCCTCGCCTCCAAGATCGAGGCGCAGGCCAAGGAGCTGGCGACCCTCAAACAATCCCTGGCAAAACGCGGAGCTGTCTCCCCGGCAGTTCGCAGCGGCGGAATCTCTCCGGCAGCCGGTGATGGCGAGGATTCGTTCATGGCAGGACTCGAAAAAATTCTTTCTTGACGAATTTGGTAGGGAATATAGACTTTCCGTGGGTAGCCCATCCCTTCTCTGATTGGCGATTCACGGAGTTTCCTTCTGCCTGACCACGACTCCACAGGCAATTCCCGGACGATCATAATCAAGATCGCCCACTTCCCCACCTTTATCCACCCCCACTGCCATGTCTTGTGAAGTCGTAAACGCCTACCTGGCCAAAGAATCCAACCGCATCACCGGCGACATCGCCCGTCGCGGTCGCACCACCTCTCCGTGGAACGCTGTCCTCGAAAAGGATTTCTTCCCCGATGAAATGGGCCACACTGTCTCCCGCGTCGTCTATCAGCGCACCATCCCCACCGTGGGTGAAGGCGCTGGCTGGAATCCTGTCGCGGGCTCTACCTCCGAAGCCACCTCGAAAGCCTGTGCTCCGGTCGCCGCCACGCTCAGCTCCCGGACTGCCACGCAGACCTCGCAGCTCGCCGAGTATGTGGTGGACTCCGATCCGCTGTGCATTACGGACGCTCGCGCTGCTGTGAAGTTCAAGCAGCAGGTCGCCGAGATCAAAAACAACTTCGAGAAGAACGTCATCGACATCTGGGAAGCCCGTGACCGCAGCGAATACTGCGCGGTCATTCCCGATGCCAACCGTCTCGTCTTCAACGGCGGCTCGCTCACAGCCGGTTCTGGTGGAGATTTCGCCGGAGTCCAGGCCGACAGCGCCATCCACCAGGACGTGCTCGATCATGTTCGCTGGAAGATGATCCATGACGGTGCCGGTGAAGAAGGTGCCTACGGCATGGTCGATGGCCAGCCGATCTTCGTGGTCATCATGTCCTCGGAGCAACAGCGCCAGCTCATCAAAGGCAACGCGGACATCCGTCAGGACTACCGCTATGCTGATCCGAAAGCGCTGCTCAAGCCCTTTGGTGTGAAGCGCGTCTATGGCGGTCTCTACCACCTGATCGACGACAAGGCTCCCCGTTACGACTACGATGCGGAAACCGACACCTACATCGAAGTTCCGTTTTACGTCGCGGATGAAGATGGCGTCGCCGTCGTCAATCCTGACTATGAAGCAGCTCTCTACGAGAAGGTGATCTTCTACCATCCGAAGGTATGCACGCGCCTCATGCAGAAGACCCTCTCCGACATGGGCAGCGGAGCCTCCGTCAAGGCCTGGAACTACGCCGGTCAGATCGAGTGGATCAACGAGTACGACAAGACCTGCAACAAATACAAGGACACTGGCTACTGGAGCGCACGCCTGCGGGCCGCCTACCAGCCGCTCATCCCCGAGTATGGCACCGAGATCATGGTGCTGCGTTGCCCAGGCTCCCTCGGCACCACCACCTGCCCCACCTCGTAATCTAACAGCCCACACGGGTTGACAACCTCAACAGGGTGGGCGTTCCTTTCAATAGGACGCCCACCCTTTTCCTTTTACCGCCATGTCTATTCCCATTCGTGACGCTTTCGAGCACCTCAAATACATCCCCGGCGCATCTACCCCAGAAGGCGCGGAGGAAATTGCACAGTCTGGCCCTGAAACAGTCTCCGTTCTGGAGGAAATTCGGTCTCTCATTGGCTCGGGGTATGAAACTGTCGCAGCGAGCCAAAGCGATCAAGTCCTTGGCGCAACCGGAGCCATCGGCGATTATCTGTCCGGCCTGCTCATTGTCCCTGCCACCACAGCGGCAAGTGCGGTAAGCATCCAGGACGGCAGTGGCGGCACCGACATCGAGGTTTTTGCTGGCGGCGGGACCACGGCTCTCACAACTCTCATTCCGTTCTTTGTTCCCCTGGGCATTAAAGCGGTTGATGCTGGTTGGCGCGTGACCACTGGCGCTGACGTGTCGGTTATCGCGGTCGGCAACTTTACCTAATTCAACCATGCTTTCGTTCCGCCCCTGGTTTTGTGGTGCAAATAGCGCAGCTTTAGCTGGGGGCGGTGGATCACCGCCACCTCCAACAAACACCCACTACTTCATCGAGGGCACAGATCAGCTTTGGAGCAATCCCGACAACTGGTGGCTCGATGACGCTGGGACACAGCCAGCGGGCGACGTGCCAACGGCTCTGGATGACGCAATAATTCAGTCTGGGACTTGTGATCAGGACGGAGTTTGCTTGTCGCTGAATATTGTTTCGGGGGCTGTTTTGACGACCAATTACGGCACTGTCACCACCAACGTCGGCACCGTCACCACCAACAACGGCACTGTCACCACCAACGCCAGCGGCGGAACCATCACCACAAACCTTGGCACCGTCACCACCAACTCAGGCTCAGTAACGTCCAACGACAGCTCGGTTGATACCAACAACGGCACCGTCACCACCAACAACGGCACTGTCACCACCAACGCCAGCGGCGGAACCATCACCACAAACCTTGGCACCGTCACCACCAACTCAGGCTCAGTAACGTCCAACGACAGCTCGGTTGATACCAACAACGGCACCGTCTCAACCAATTACAGCACGGGCACCGTCACCACCAACGACGGCACCGTCACCACCAACGTCGGCACTGTCAGCACCAACAACGGCACTGTCGCCACCAACTATGGCATCATCACCACCAACAACGGAACGATCACGAGTGACTACCGTAGTATGTATTTCTACGAGACGGTCAACCAAGCATGGAACACTTCTGGCAACTGGTTCTACGATTACGGTGGAGGACCAGTTGCAGCCAACACGACTCCGACCTCCACTTCACCAGTTTACATAACTGATGGAACGTGTGATTCTAACGGAACCTGTGCCTCCCTTTACGTTAGCGCCGGAGCCACCCTGGCCACCAACGGCGGCACTGTAACTGCCAACTCCGGCACCATTACGACCAACAACGGCGTCGTTACGCAAAACGAAAGCGGCGGCGTAGTAACGACCAACAACGGCACCGTCACCACCAACAACGGCACTGTCACCACCAACAACGGCACGATCGACTCCAACAACGGCACTGTCACGACAAATTCCAGTGGTGCCTCTATTGCGACCAACTCAAGCTCTGGCTTAGTTTCCGATAACTACGGCCTCGTGGGTGACAATGTTGGGACCATCACGACCAACGCCGCTACCGGAATTGTCACGACCAACGTCGGCACCGTCACCACCAACAACGGCACAGTTGGGTTGAATGCCAACGAAGGCGGGACCGTCACCACCAACAACGGAACTGTCACAACAAACGAAGGATCAGTCGGCACCAACGCCATCGGCGGCATCGTCACCACGAACGCCTCCAGCGGGTGGGTATATACCAACGAAGGGACGATTACGGATAACTACGGCAGACTTGTGACAGGCACCGGGACGATCACGAATAACTACCGCGCTTTGTTCTTCCGCGAGGGTGCCGACCAACTTTGGGCAACCGTTGAAAACTGGTCTTACGATTCAGCAGGGGCATATCCGTCTCCTGCGATACCAACGGCGACGCAGCCGGTCACGATTTATTATGGAACCTGCGCCGCCGACGATGTGTGCGCAGAGCTGGCGGTCGCTGTCGGGGCTACGCTTACGACTAACAACGGCACCGTCACCACCAACAACGGCACGATCGACTCCAACAACGGCACTGTCACCACCAACGTCGGCACCGTCACCACCAACAACGGCACTGTCACGACAAATTCCAGTGGTGCCTCTATTGCGACCAACTCAAGCTCCGGCTTAGTTTCCGATAACTACGGCCTCGTGGGTGACAATGCTGGGACCATCACGACCAACAACGGCACCGTCACCACCACCAACGGCACCGTCACCACCAACAACGGCACGATCGACTCCAACAACGGCACTGTCACCACCAACGTCGGCACCGTCACCACCAACAACGGCACGATCGACTCCAACAACGGAACCGTCACCACCAACGCCAGCGGAGGCATCGTCACGGACCATTACCTCGTCATGGTCACAAACGACGGCCTCATCGTGACCGCCCACTCAGGCTCGACGATCACGAACCAAAACGGCACCATCACTTACGACAACCGCTAAAGCCATGGGAGAGAGCATAGAAGACGAACTTGAACGACTTCGCCGCGAGAGGGACAACCGGCTGCATGCCGACCTTGCCAAGCTGTCGTCGTCCATCGACCATCTGGCAGCCCGTGTTTCGGTGCTGGCCCCGATCAGCGAAGTGGAAAAACTCGGCGAGCGAGTCACCAAGCTGGAAAGCTACAAATGGGCAATCATCGGCGGGTTCACTGCCGTCGCGTCTCTCCAGGCTGTCCAGGCGTTTCTGTCATGGTTCTTATCCAACCCGAAGCCATGACACCTCCTCCCCCCTACGATGCCCGCATTGCAGAGCTGGAGCAGATACTCCGGCGCGAGCGATTCCGTCTTACACAAGCCTTGGCCTTGTCCGGCGCGGGCGCGTGGGAATGGGTCGAGGCCACCGATGAACTGTGGTGGCAGCCGTCGCTGTTTGACCTCTACGGAGTCAACCCCAAAACTTTTCGCGGCCGTTATTCCGATTTTGAGAATGCTCTCGCTCCCGAGGAGATCGAGCGTGTCCGGCGATGTGTCACCGAGGCGAACACCAAGGGCGAGCATTTCCGGCTGATCTTCCGCGCCCGTAACGGCCGCACGATTCTTGGGATTGGCCGCATGGAGAACGGGGTCATGCACGGCATAAATGTTGACGCCGGATATGGTGCCTGCGATGATTGTCCGAAGATGCCGAGGGCCGCTGTGAACGCGCAGTTTCCCGACGACATCCCGCGAAACGAGACGACGCGCATTCATCTTCGTTCACGCGTTGCTGCTTGATGATCTGGCCCTTCCGCAAAAAGCAGCCGCCTGTCCCGCGTCGGAAGCTCGATGTGGAGACGGTGAGGATGCTGCTAGACAAGCGGATTGCTGAGAACAAGCAAAGCAACTTCAAGGCATATTGGACAAAGCAGACAATGGCCTTGGCGACAGTCAAGGATGTGGAGGAGGCCAGCGAAAAGAGCTTTTCTCCTTGGCAAAAGGACCGGTGGGAATGCGAAGACGAAGCACGCAGTCTGATTGATTCAGCCCAACGCAAGGCAGCTAACGAGGGCTGCTCTCTCGCCCTAGGCATCGTGTTTGCAGACCCTCCCAGCAGATTCCAAGAGGCTGAACGCCACGTTTATGTCTGGATTGTTTCTGGACAAGGTATTGATTTCTACGATCCTACGGCGCGGCGTTGGTGCGAATGCCCGCAAAACATCTACTTTTCCCTGCTATGACTCCCACCCCCAAAGTAGCCTTGTTTCGCGGTTCGGGGGCCGTCTCCAAACTCATCCAGTGGCAAACCCGCTCCATCTACTCGCATGCGGCCATCCTGCTACCACACACCGAGCGAACGGTGATCGAAAGCCGCGAGTTCAAGGGCGTGCGCGTGCATGAGTATTCGCCAGAAGAATGGGCAAACGTCGATTTGTTCGATGTGGTCGGCGCTGACCCTCTAACGTGGCGCATCGCGCTCGATTTCGCCCATGCTCAACTCGGCATGCCCTACGACTACTGGAGCGTCGCCCGGTTTGTCTCCAAACGCCCTGCCCGTGACAATGGGAAGTGGTTCTGCTCCGAACTCGTCCATAAAGCCCTCGCGGCTGGCGGGCTGCGCCTGCTCCTGCGCATCCCCTCTGCCGAGGTTTCCCCCGGCGACTTGGCTGTTTCGCCGCTGCTCATCGGCACGACGGCGGACATCCCCAAGTTCATGCTTTTGAATCCAAACGCCGCCGAAAACCCATGAAGTCACTCTGCGTACTCCTCTCGTTGCTCCTGACCGCCTGCGGCACCACACGCGGCGAGCGGCTGCAACTTTACGGTGCGGTTGCCGACATTGCCGGACACCCTGAGATCGGTGTTCCGCTGGCTGCCATCGGCAGGCGGCTTGATGCCAAACAACCACGAGAAGGAGTGACGCCATGACCGGACTGGCACTTGCAGGTCTGTATATGCTCGGCTTTGCTCTCATAGTGTTCGGAGTGTTCTATTCCATCCGCAATTTATGACCATCACCAAGGACCACTGGCTCGAAGAAGCCAAGAGACGCGAGATATTTGGCGGATCGGCGATGCCGGTGCGTCGGTTTCTCGTGATCCACTTCAGCTCCGGTGCTTCGGCGGAGAGCAGCATCAATTTCTGGCAAACGCCCGCCGCCAAAGGCGCGTCTGCCCACCTTGTCATTGACCGCGACGGAACTGTTTTTCAGTGCCGCCCGTTCAACAAGACCTGCGGACATGCCGGGAAGTCCAGATGGAAGGGATTTTCCGGCCTGAACTCCTGTTCCATCGGTATCGAACTGGCGAACGCCGGAGACAACGCCTCCCTGGCAAAGCGGTGGTCCAAGCTGCCTTTGGTCAAAGCCCGTCATAAGAACGGCGGCCCCGAGTGCGAGTGGGAAGCATACACGCAAGCCCAAATTGCCGCGTGCGCTGCTGTGGCGAAGGCACTTTGCCAGCGATACAATCTGGACGACGTGGTCGGGCATGATGACATCGCTCCCGACAGGAAAAACGATCCCGGCCCCGCTTTCCCGATGGGAGACCTGCGAGTGGCTTGCGGCTTCCCCGCCAAAATATGATCGAGCAAACACCATTCGGAGTCTGGATCATTGCCGAGGACACCCACATCTCAAAATGGGTGCAAGAGCACGGCCGTCTGGATTGTGATGTGGCGCTCTTCGATTTGATGCGTGGCTGGCTCAAAGGAGTCAACACCGTTTGGGATGTTGGGGCCAACATCGGAGATCACACCAGGTTCTACCTCAACGAAGGCTTTGGTGTGGTGGCAATCGAGCCCAACCCGGAGGCTTTCGAGTGCCTTTCCCGCAACTGCCCAGAGGCCAGGTGCCTCAATCTGGCGGCATCTTCCTCCGAAGGGGAGCTTTCCTTTGCTCCGGCACCCAATGTCGGCGCTTCGCGCATCTCTGCTTCCGGGGAGATCAAAGTCCGGGCCGCCCGTCTCGACGATCTGAGTCTCCCGGAGCCGGACTTCGTCAAGATCGACGTGGAAGGGTGGGAACTTGAAGCCCTCAAGGGGATGCGCAAGACCTTGGAGGAAAGGCTCCCCATGCTGTTCATCGAGATCAACTCGGGGGCTTTGGCCGCAAACTCCACTTCCAAGGAGGAAATTCGCAAGTTCCTCCGGGATGTCGGCTACTCATCAATGCAGCGACACCCATCATATTGCTTGTCAACAGACCCTCAATATGATTGGCTGGTGAGGAAATGAGCCACACCATATTCATCCGCACTTATGCCAAAGACGCCGACTGGCTGCATTACTGCCTCACCTCCTGCCGCAGGGTTTCCCCGGAAAGTCCTATCATTGTGGTCTGCCCGAAAGACAGCCACGAAGCAATTCACCCCCTGGCACAGGAGTTTGGCGCGGCCTACGACACGCTGAACCCTTTGCATGAGGATGGCTACATGGACCAGCAATACACCAAGCTCCATGCCGACCAGTGGGTGCATACGGAGTATGTGGTGCATCTGGATTCCGATTGCGTGATGCTGCGTCCCGCCGCCGACCTGTTTTTCAACGGTCTTCCTACCATGATCAAGACTCCTTGGGAGGATTTGGGGCCGGATGCGGTGTGGCGTGACATAACGAGAGAAGTGGTCGGGTTTGACCCACCCTTCGAGTTCATGCGCCGCCAGCCGCTTGTCTATCCACGAAGCGTCTATGCCCTGTTCCGGGCCTATCTGAGTTCCAACCACGGCGGGAACCTGGCCAAATGGTTCGCCGGACTATCCGGCCGCCGGTTCAGCGAGTTCAATGCTTTGGGCGCGTTTTGCCACGCTTTCCTTCCCGAGTCGTTCCATTGGGTCAATACCGCCACTGACCCGCTGCCTGCTCAAGTAGCCCGCCAAGGGTGGTCTTGGGGCGGTCTGGTCAAGGTTCGCAAGGAGTGGGATCAACTCGTTTCCGGCAATGCCTACTAAACCACCACCACCAAGCCAGGACCTCATCAAGCGCAACCCGCCATGCCGTAAAGCATCGCCGCACGGGTATGTCTGGACACCCCCGCCTTTCCGGCTGGCCCTGGCTTACTGTGATCGCGACCGCGACCGCTGCGAAGACCTGCTTCGTTGGATGGGCGAGATGGGGCGCACATTCGACAATGAGCTGATCCTGTTCACTGATGAGGGGGCGTTGCCTTTGAACCACGCGAACTTGCTCGCGCTGGCCCGGAAAGTGTTCCCCAACACCACCGATCAGTTCATCCCGAAAACCTCCGCCAAATGGCCCGGAAGCAACAACTGGGTGTTCGCGTTCATCGCCCGCCACATGGCCCGGATGGCAGAACCTCGTCCTTGGCTGCTTCTCGAAACGGATGTGGTGCCCGTGGTTCCTGACTGGCTTCCCCGTCTGGAGGAGGAATACACCAAGGCTGCGCAACCCTTCATGGGAGCCTGGGTGGAGTATTACGACATCATGAACGGAGCGGCGGTATATCCGCCCGATGTGCTTTCATGGAGCCCTGATTTCTTCGCGTCCGATGTCACGAAAGCGATTGCCTACGACTGTTTCATCGCGCCAGACATTATGTGGTTCGTGCATAATGCCACCCACATGATGCCGCACATCTGGTTCAGCAGGGCCAATAGCCGACCGGGAGGGTTGGTGCCCAAAATACCGGACTGGACGCCTCGCATGGCGGCCTGGGTGCTCACCCACAACGCGGTGCTCGCCCACCGGTGCAAAGACGGCAAACTCATCGAATACCTGCGCTCCCGTGCCCAATAATCTGGATCAGGAAAATTTCTCACATTCCGGCAGCGAGGCGCTGCGGGTTGAAATCCATGCCGTCCTTCGACGCTACGGACAGGAGTCGGATGTGACCATTGCAGAAGTCCTTGGAGTCTTGGAACTCGTCAAGCAAGACCTGCTTGCCATGTGCCAGAGTTCCCGGTAACAAAAGGCATGATTGCAGCGGTCTCTTGCTATTTCAATTTTTCCGGGTTCACCCGCCCACGGGCCAATCTTCTCCGGTTCCTACGGCAGATGCGCAGAGATGGAGTCCCCGTATTTGGTGTGGAACTTCTGCTCCCCGGACAAACTCCCGCCACCAAAGACTACCCGAAGTGGTCTCGCGTCGTGATCGACCCAAAAACACAGAAGTTGTGGCAGAAGGAGGCGGCGATAAACCTCGCGGCATCCATGGTGCCGCCGGAGTACGATAACATCGCATGGCTGGACACGGATATTTGGTTCGCCAATCCTGATTGGGTGAAGGCCACGGAGCAGGGGCTCCAGACGCATGATGTCGTGCAGCTTTTTACCACAGCCTGTTGGGTAGGCCCGGACGGGGATGTTGAGATCAACCGTCAAGGCTCGGCAATGGCAGGTCTCGACCACCGATGGCAGTCGCATCCAGGGTTTGCCTGGGCTATGCGCAAGCCGCTCTGGGACAAGGCCGGTGGGCTGTTTCCTCGCACGCTCTCCGGGGGAGGGGACACCGTTATGGCGCTGGCCATGCTCAACCTGCCGATGTGGAGGTCGGTGGAAAACCATCTCGGGGCCGACAGGTCGCTGTTCGATCAATGGGCATCGAACTTCAAAGGAATCTCCACCGGATACATCCCCGGCAAGATCATCCACGAATGGCACGGGAGCATGGAGGACAGGGATTATGCCGGTCGTTGTCTGCGAGTGGCCAGGGTGGATGTCACCAAAGACATCGAGATCGCCCCCAACAAGTTGCTGGCGTGGTCAGCACAAGCTCCGGCGGAGATCGTCCAGGAGGTTGCCGCCTACTTCAAGAGCCGCCAGGAAGACGGTTGACAGCATTAATTAGCTGTTTATGTGGTAGTATGGATAGACGACCAACCACTATGACACAAGAAGAAAAACGAATCAAGCTAGCGGAGGCTGCTAGGTGGAAACCTGACAAACGTGGTTTAGGCTGGTTATCTCCGCACGGTTATTATGCTCCACCACCCGACTACTTCAACGATCTCAACGCGGTGCATGAGTTGGAGCAACAAACATGGTCTAAAGAATGGAATCTTAGAGACAAGTTTTGCGATCATTTGGCTTTAATCATTGACCCTGTGCATGGTTATAGAGGTTTTACAGTTAGTGATGCACTGCAAGCAACCGCAACCCAACGCGCCGAAGCACTCGGACTAACTCTTAACCTTTGGTAGTATGACTCTCCGCCCCTCCATCATGGTTGATGCCGCAACTCGCTACTGCCTTGAGCAAAGCGTGTCGTTTGAGAAACCTGTGACTTTTCTCAGCGCATCTTTGTTGCGCTGCATCAAACTCCCTGCCACTTTTCGCTACCGAAAGCGCCGACCGAAACGCCTCGCCCTGCCTGAGAAACGTCAAACCACCTGCCCCTCATGATTATCGCATTCACCGGACTGGCCCAAGCGGGTAAAACTACCGCCGCAGAGATTCTCACCAACTCTGGATGGACAAAAAGCAGCTTCGCAGCCCCGTTGAAGCGGATGCTGGCGGTTCTCACCGATGAGACTGACAAGAATGCCCGACCGCCCGAGCTTTGCGGCAAGTCGGTTCGGGAATGCTACCAGAGCCTTGGGACTGACTGGGGCCGCAATATGGTCGGCACGGACATCTGGCTCCGGGCGGCCCGCCGCCAGATGGTCTCGATCACCAGGGCAGGCGGCAACGTGGTGTGTGATGATGTCCGCTTTGATAATGAGGCGGAGCTTATCCACCGGCTCGGAGGTGTCGTTATCGAGATCGGGCGTCCCAACCTTGAGCAGATGGAGCACGCATCCGAAGCAGGGGTGAGTCCGCTGGTTTTGGATGCCTCGATCCTCAATGACGGAACCGTGGACGACCTCCGGACCAAGCTCAAGGAGACTTGCTTGCGGATGGGTATCCGGCTAGACTAGCCAGCATGCCGTCACCACTTCCCATCGCACCGATCCCAACACCGGTTCAAAAACTGCCGGTGACCCCGCTGATCGGGGATTTGCTGGTTTCTGAAACCGTGGACACCAAAGTCGCGGTCAATGCGACTCACCCGGAGTTTGGGACGCCCCATCCGAACTCCGCCAAATGGCCGAACCACAAGTTTTGCTGGGCCGAGCCCGGGGACAAGGGAGTTCAGCGGTGGGTCTATGTGGCCGACCGCGAAAACCAGCACCTCTACAACTGGGAAATCGACGACTCGGCGGAGCGCCCGACAGTCAAGCAGACCTTCTTGATCCCCCGTGACGAGTACGCGGCGGGCGGCGTCGTTTACACGGCACCGGAATTTATCGACACGGACGACTACCAGATCGTTGCCACCACGCAATCGAGGTCGGACATCGCCAAGCTCGACAACCTTTATGTGGTTGTCCAGGTGGTGTGGGAGGACGTGACTGCGATCCTGTCCGGGCAGGAGTTCGACCCGGACACCGGAAATCTCTACACCTACTCCAAAGAAAAAGTTCCCGCAGGAACCCCAGGCCAACAGATCGACAACTCGGGCGAGTATGCGGAAGTGCAGCCGGTCAACTCGCTTTGGTCTATCAAAACCGTCAAGCAGGCGCAAGGACTGGCCGGTGCGGCATCGGGCGGAGTGGCTACCCGCGATCCATACCCGATCATCGTCAACTATTCATGGCCTGCGGTGTTGAATGCCTCCAATCCGTTCAGCCAGTTTCGTCCGCCTTTACAGGAGGGAGGCTACGGCAAGGCCATCACCATGCCAAACTACCTGCGACAGGCGTATGATGGTCCCTGTGTGGGCATCGTCTATGAGCAATGGACGAAGACCGTTCCGAACGTGACTACCGTTGGACAGGTGATGATCCCCGCCCCGATCACTTGGGACGGGGCGTTGCTTCAAGTGTCTATTCCCCCCACTCTCCATCAAGGGTTCGAGATTTTCGAGAACTCAGGCACGAACCATCCGGTCTATAAATGGTACGATTACCGGCAATACATCTCGCCGACCTATCCGGCGGACTGGCCTCAATACATCGACAGCAAGCTCGACATCCGGCCTAGTTTTGGCGGGTACTTCTCTCGCCGCATCCGTATCTACAACCCCTACTACACCGATCTCTCCCTGATCCTTTTGGCCTCGGTTTTGGAGGTCACCGCCACTACCGCACACGTTACCTGGGTCACGGGGGCCTCCGGCACCGCCAGTGTTTACATCCGGGCGCACGGTGGATCGTGGGGCAGCCCCACAGCAACGGGACTGACCGGCAACGACTACACGTTCACCGGCCTCACAGCAGGGACGGCCTATGACATCAAAGTGGTGGTCGGGGCTCTGACTTCCAATGTCTTGGAGATGTCCACCATCCTGGCGGTTCCGGTATTCTCGAACGGGCCTTTCTCCGCCACCATCCTTGAGGACGCGGCGATGAGCGCCATCGACTACAACGCCACCGGTGGATCGCTGACATTCTCTGCTGACGGGCTCCCGGCCGGGGTCAGCATCAACGCCACCACAGGGGTTGTTTCCGGCACGCCGACACCAGACCTGAGCGAGACGATTCTCGCAACGGTGACCGTGGCCAACGACGCGGGCTCGGTCGAGCAAACCTTGACCCTCAACTACGCCGCCAAGCCCACTGTGTCTCCGTCGCAGGTGTTCTCCTTCGAGGAAGGAGAGCTTGGGATTTCCTTCCAGCCAGTTGCCACCAATTCGCCAACGACTTGGAGCCAGAGCACGGTGTCCAGCACCCCGGACGCCGGAAGCCCGTTCTTCACGATCCAGACTGGGCTGTCGTTCAACGCCTCCACCGGCCTTATTTCGGGGGGCGCTTCCGGCACCGATCTTCTCAGCCGCGTCTGGGTGCTCAACATCACGGCAGGCAACGCCGCTGGCAACCGTGGCGCGGTTCCGATCACGATCAACTACACGGCCAAGCCGACCATCACGGCCGCGCAGAGTTTTTCGAGGGCACACAACGCGGCCCCGATTGCCGACATCACAATCGCCGCGTCCAACTCCCCAACGTATTGGACATACGACGGCACAGTATCGAGACCTGCCCACCCAATTAATCCTAACTTCTTCCTTGCGGAGACCGGACTTGTGTTCGACACGGACACCGGGGTAATCTCCGGGTCCGCAGGCAACCACTCGCAGAACATCGGGACTTGGGTCCTTCAATTCACCGCATACAACGACGCCGGAGACCGTGGATCAGTCAACGTCACCATCATCCTCACCTGACCCTGATGTCGCCGCGCTCGACGGTTCGTTGGGCGAGGAGGCGCAGGAGGCCGCCCTGTGGCATCTGCTTGAGACGCAGATCAACATGGTGTTCGATACGTTCTCGTTTGTGTCTGACGGCAGCGTCCGGGTAAACAATGGAGAGTTTCTAGCATGAGCATGGAGGAAAGACTTTTGGCGAAAGCATCCGAGCTGATTGACCAGCGCGTTGCGCAGATCATGGACGCTCCTTCGGGACCGCAGGTAAAACGTGTCGGCGAATACATCACGGTTCAGCCGCAACAAGGCTTGCTTGGCACCGGCACCACCTACGAGTGGAAATATGCCGGTCAGTTGCAGGTGATGAATGACCGGGTGTTTATCGTTCCGTTCGTCACCGACAGCTATGACGGCTCCCGCCAAAACGACGGAGTGTTTCTTGAGCCGGAGTTGCAGGGTCGATCCCTTTTTTCCGAGAACAGACCATCGTTGATCCGGCAAACGAACGGCGGAGCGGTCTTTCTGGAGAAAGTTTGGTCGCTTTACAAGCATGATCTTGGAGGAGGAACATGGGAAATCCGGGCGGATTTAGTCTCCAATCAAATCTTCCAGCAGGGTTTGGATGACCCTTACCCCCGATCTCCCGGGGAGGTTGTCTGGCCGGTTGACGCGACGGACATCTCGGAAGTTTCGATCACTAATTCCGTGAGCAAATCCTACACTTTGATTGGTGTTTACACCGAAGAGGGGAAAGCTATCCCGGGGTATGTTTATTTCCCGATTAAAGTAACTTCCTTCACTGACTCTCTAACCGGAGCGGGCCTGTCGTCGGTGACTGCCGCTCCCTTTACCCGAATCGCAACCGCCATCAATCCATGACCTCCGAAGGCGCAGACGTAATCATCAGTAAAGTTGGCGGGCTGGTCTCTGAGGCCATCAAGCAGATCGAGTTCAAACCGGGAAGTCCGACAACAAAAGTGGTTCCAGGATTTCCGTTCACGGTAGTTGGCTCCTTTGCAGAACCCATAACGCCCTCGGCTGACGAACAGGTCGCGCCGTGGTTTCCCCCGCTCCCCTACTATTCACAAGGAGGGGAAGGCGGCTCAAATCTGTTCGTGCTGCCTCTTGATCCGTCCTCTACGATCGACGGAGAAGGCTGCTACTCTTCTCCGCGCCCCTTCTTGTTTATCCCAAAAAATCAAGAACGGCTCCTCTACCTAAGGCAGACTTTCAGTGTCAATTCCTACACCGGCGGTTCCTACGTTGAACGGCAGTCGATTACTCCTGGTCCCGCGTCCTTTGAACTTTTCTCCCCCGAGGAAATCCCAGAATCCGTTTATCCTTCTCCGGCGGGAGGAGGGTTCTTGTACGACCCAGGAACTTACACCCTCTATTTCTTGATCGAGCGGTTCCAAGGCACCGATGGGGGCCAAGCCTCCGAGCTGCGTCTTTGGGGAAACCCAACCGAGTCAGAAAATGCCGCCATCCTTGCCGAAGACCTTGTGAAAAATGAGGGGGCACGGGAAATGGTAACCAACGGCGGAAACGGCAAAGAGGTCGCCTGTTTTTCCCAGTGGGCAATCTACTCCAAAGTCTTCAATTTTGGCAACACGAGCGCCGGGGATATGTCAGGCACTTCCGGCTATCTGGCTGGCTCCTATCCTCCCCCTTGAGCTTAGGAGGATGAGGCTTATGGTTTTCCATGACCTCGAACCTGATCGTCGCCGACGCCCGGACCAATTTGTATTCCTACGTTACCCCGGAGGATGTCAATTCCGAGAAATTCCTGTCCTACCTCAATCAGGTGCGCGAGCGCGTGATCAATTCCGGCAAGTGGAAAGGCATGACTTTCAAGGTCAACTTCAACATGGGCGACCGGGACTACATTTCGCTGCCGCGTGATGCCGAGTCTCTGCTTGGTCTGCATGTCAACCACGGCGTCCAGGGCATCCAGTCCCGTTGGTATGAGTATCTCGTCTCCGGCCCGGGCTCCATTCCCTCTCCGCTCCCGGACATCGGCAGCGCCATCGACCTCGGCGACAATTTTGCCACTACCATCGACCCGACCACCGCCGGGGTGCTCCGTTGGAAGATTCTTGACCCGGAGGACGCGGAGATCACGCTCCGTGTGTTCGGCCACTCTGACGAGTATGGCAGCGACGTTTACAACGAAGGCTCCCTCGGCGAGGAAGTTGAGCTGGCCGAGACTCCGGTGGACACCGCGCAGAGCTTTTTCCGGGTCACGTCCGTCGTCAAACCTGTGACGAAAGGCGTCGTGCAGCTTTATGTGGTCAACGGCGATGATGAGACCCTGCTGGCGGAATACGCCCCCGGCGAAACACGTCCGCAATACCGCCGCTACCGCCTCGCCAACACGACCAAAGTCGTGACCGGGCTGTGCAAGCTCAAGTATCTTCCGCTTGTCCTGGAGGACGAGCCGGTGGTTCCAGCCAATATTGGAGCCTTGAAGATGGGAATTTTGGCTCTAGTTTATGAGGACGCCAACGATCCGGCCTCTGCCGACGCTTATTGGGGACGGTGCTACTCCCTCCTCAATCAGCAGTTGAAAGAGACCCGTGGAATGGCGCGACATGTGTTCAATGGCTCGTTTGCTGCGGCTGGCCTCCGTGCGATACCTACCACCCGTTGACTTTTTCCATGGCTACTCCTTCGCAATTCAATCGGTCATACGCCTCAAACCCGTGGGACAAATCCCAGCCCTCTCAGTTTCAGCAGCTCCAACAGCAGCCGTTCGGGGCCAACAGTTTGGCCAACCGTGCCGCGACTCCTGTGGGCCGCAGCACCACCGATCCAGGACGACTTGTGGGCATGATCTCCCGAGGCACCGCACGTCCGGGGCAAGTCGAAGCAGCCAAATTTGGGGCAGCTATGGCCGGTCAGCAGGCGAGTCTCGCCAATGCGCAGTTGTCTGGCGATGTCTATCGCGCTCGTTTGGAGGCGGAGAAAAAAGGCATGTCCCAGATGGACGAAATCTACAACAAGTTCATGGGTAAAGACCAGCAGAAGGAGCAGGAATCTCAGAATTTGGCGACCGCGCCTGCGTCCCCTTCCGCACCTCCTCCCACCGCGCCCGCTCCGACAGTTCTGTCTCCGACGGAGCAGGGCAAGCAGGCGTTCAACGCCATGACGCAAGGAGTTCCGGGCACAGTCCAAGGGCAGAGCGACTCTCCCAAGCCGAATGTCCTGAATCCCATGGGGCTTGGAGTTCCAGGAACAACGCCACCGATCAACCTCGCGGCATCCCCCATGAATATCCCTGCCACCTTCAACATGTCGCAGTCGCAAGCCACGGGGACTGCCAAGAAAAACCCGTTGAACCCCCTCAATGTTGGAGCTGGACCTCTCAATCTCGGGGCTGGACCTCTCACCTTCTAATTTATGGCCACTCCCCAAGTATTCACCCCAGAGCAGTCCTTGAACTTTGCCATCATGACGGGTGGCAACACTCCGATCAATTCACCCGGAGCCAATCAAGCCTACCAAGCCGAGATTCTTGCCGAAGCCCGCCGCCGCCTCGCGGCTCGGGAAGGACAGCAGGCAGTTCTCGACGCCCGCAAGCAGCAATGGATGACCGGAGAACGCTCCGCCGCAGACGGATTCATGAACGATGCGGAGAAGCAATGGGTGGAGCAAAATGCCAAACTCATCGGCTCCCAACGTCAGCTCCCTGGCGGTTCGCAGATGGTGACTTCCGACAACGGCTACCAGACCATCGTGGACAAACAGGGCCGGGTGATCGGCACCAATAAGCCGTTGGCTGCTCCTACTCCGTATGCCGGAGAAACGGGAACCGAGGCACGGGCGGCGATCAATCGCGGCGAAGGAACTGTTGCCGACCGTCAACGCCTGTCTGATTTGCTCCAGCAGTCGATCTATCAGGACGGCCCGAAGCGGACGCCAGAGGCTCCAGCTCCAGCTCCAGCTCCGGCTCCGACCACCTTCCGCGAACAAATGGATCAGTTTTATGGACCCGATGTTCCGCAGGTCTCTTTGGCGGACATTCCGTACAGTAACCCTTTTGATACGGCGGAATCCCCGTCCCCAGCGGCAACCCAAACTCCAGCCCCGACCCCAACCAAAGTCCCGCTATCTCCCCAAGAGAAAGAACGGCTTTCACAGATGGAAGCCGAATACGGCGTGCAGGGGTTGCCGTCCAAGGAGCTGAAACTACTGGGAGAACAGCGAGGCAATCTAGTTCGAGAACTTCAACGTCTTCAACAAGCTCGTGATCTTGGTAAGGGCAATCTGATGAGCTACACATGGTCGGACGAGCCTCAAGGTCAAAATGACTTCCAGTCACGAACTCCGTTGACCCCAGAGGAAGCCGCCAAAACTGCTGCGCGTGTCAACGAGCTTAACCGCCTTCTTGCTGAAAATGTGAAGCAATGGAAGGCCATGGGTACTGCGCAGCAAACTCCTGCCGAGGCGATTGACGAGTGGACCAAGTTGAACGCCCGCCGCTAAAAATTCACCATGCCCTTCTCCGACATCACTCCCGAAGAACGCGCCTCGATTGCGGAAGCTCTCAACGCGCCTCCGCCGCCATCCCTGACCGCCCCGGCGGAGTTCCCTACCACAGGCATGTTCGGTTCCTCGGCGAAGTTCATCCAGCAGATCAGCAAGATGCAGCAGGAGCGGCAACGGGCGGAGCTGCAAGGACAGGCCGCCTCGGCCATCAACCAGATCAGCCCTCTCGACCCGGACTACGACAACAAAGTCCGGGCTGTGGCCATGCAATTTGGCGCGGACACGTTCTCGTCCTCTCCGGTGCAGCATGTGCTCTCCCTGGCCGACCGCCAGCGCACGGCGACATCCAGGATGCAGGAACAGCAGCAGAAGGCGATGCAGAAAGGCATGCTGGACGAGTCCTTCAAGTTCCTGCGCTCGGCGGACGAGAACCAGATGGAGAAGTTTGTGCAGGAGTTTCCTGACGCCGCTCGTGAACTGGCTCCGGTTCTTGACCGCCGGTTCGAGTCGTTGGTCAAAGCCCGCACACAGCTTTCGCAGTTGCCGGAGCATCTGCGCGACGGGCTTGTGGACGAGAACCAAGTGCCCATCCCGGCCAAGATTGAGGAGAGGTACAAAGAGTTCAACGAGGCGTTCCAAGGCCCGCTCCGCAAGGTCCCGAATCTGCAAACGCGCAACCGTCTGGTTGATCTCGCCCAGAAATGGAACTCGATTTCCGCTGACAAGGCGGACGAGCGCAACGCCGTGGCGGAAGACATCACCTCTCTCCTCGACGCGCCGGACATGGTCCCCGATACCACCATTAAGAACATCCTTGGGGAGGCGGAGATGGTCAGGGGCAGCAAGAACATGCAGATCGACGCCATGAAGCGATACATCGAAGAGGTCAAGCGGGCCAAACAACCGTAAGGACTTGGCTTGATTTATTTCCGAGGTGGGGAAATCTTCCGGGATGCCGACTTCCCTTCCGCGATGGGATGAGGTCGAAAGTCTCCCTGACTTTTCGACGCTCACTCCCGAACAGAAAACCACGTCTCTGCTGAAATGGAGGGCGGACTTCGAGGCCGGACAAAACCTGTCTCCCGAGGAAGTCACGACGCTCGACGAGTTTGTCACCAGCAAGAGCAGTCAGTATTCTGTCCCGACACCAGAAGCACCCAAAGATCGCCCGTTCATCAGCGCCAGCGATGCACTATCTTCAACTTGGGATGTGCTGCGCGGTATTCCGGTCAGCACCAAAGCAGCATACTACCAGCTCCGGCAAGGACTCACACATCCAGACGAATGGACGCCTGAATACAAGCAGGCGATGGCCGAGAAAGACGCCTTCGATGAGGAGATTCGGACGAAGCAGGCCGATCTCGAAGCCAAGGGAGAGGCCACTTCGTTTGGCTCTGCCGCTCGTGAGTTCGCCCCCAGCTCCGGCTTCTCTACTGCCGCCATGGCATCTGCTGCGGCGGGCAGTGTTCCAGGCCGAATGGCTGGCGGAGCTATCGGTGGATGGCTTGGCGGAGCCGGAGCCGTCTCCACTGGCGCGGGAGCTGTGGCTACTCCGGCCGCTGTCGGTCTTGGCTCTTTCCTTGGTCAGCAGATCGGCGGATTCCTCGGCGGGGCGCTGGCCTCCGGCGGGGCCGCCTACACCATGGCGGGGAACCAGTTCCTTCGTGATGCCTTCTCCTTGGCGGAGAAGAACGCCGGACGCTCCCTCTCCAGGGAGGAAAAGGACGATCTTTACAAGCAACTGCTTCCTATCGCCCAGAATACTGGCATGTGGGAGGCCGGACCGGAAGGTATCTCCAACGCGCTGACTTTTGGCGTCGGTCAGGCAGTGTTTGGGCTCGGGAAAAATGCGCTCTCTAAGATCGCAAAGTCCGCTCTGGGCAAGGGCAGCTTGCTTGCTGCCGACGCCGCTCTGGAAGTAGCCGGAGAAACTGCCACGCAGGTCGGTGGCCAGGGATGGGACCAAGCCAAGATGGAAGCAGTCCTGCGAGGCGAAGACCCGTCCAAGGTCGCCAACCCTTATGCCGGAGTGGAGGGGGTTATCCGTGGGGCCAAGGAGGTCGCCCCTGCCGCGCTCTACGGAACTGGATTCATGCTCGGAGCCGGGGGCGTCATCAAGGCTGGCGCATCGGCTCTTGGCCCCAAGAAGGCGGAGCCGACGACGGTCTCTCCCGAGCAATTTGCGTTGAGCTTGGTGGGGTCGGAAATCGAAGCCCGGAAGCAGCTTGCGGAAGCCTCCGATAATCGGAACTACGGCAAGGCTTCTGAGGCATACCAGCGGCTCCAGTCCATCCGTGATGCGGCCAAGCTCATGGAGAAAGGCGACGCCAATGCCGCCGCTGAGATGTTCAACATGAGGATTGGCAAACCTGCCACAACCCCCGTTGATCCCGTGGCGGACACAGCCGCTCAGGAATCTGCCCGGGTCGAGCAAGTGGCAATGGACGCCGACGCCGCTGTTGCCGCCGTGTTCAACGCTGCGGATAACGTGGAAAGTGTGGCCCCGGCCACGGCCAACGCTCTCAGGCAATCCGCCAATGATCTGGCAGGCAAAGGTGCCGCCAACGTGGAGAAAGCCAAGGAGGCGGCCGTCGAGGCAACGGTTACCGAGGCCATGCGCCAGCAGCTTACTCCGGGCCAGCCTGCTCCTCAGGGAGCGGCATCGCCGACAGAGCAGCGATTGGCTTCGATCATGCAGCCGTCGCCTCGTGGAGGCAAAGCTCCAAATCCGGCGATCACCGATCTCGCCGCGAAAGCCGCCCGTATCAACGCTGGCGAGCAACCAGTCACCCCGTCTGCGAACGAGTATATCCAACGTATGACCGGGCAGACTACCGCCGTCACTCCGGCTGCGGCAGCAACGCAACCCACACCCACCCCTACCAATGCCCCTAGCCAAAGGATCGTCTCAGAAAACCGTGTCGAAGAACGTCCGCCAGTTGATGAAGGAAGGCCGACCGCAGAAGCAGGCGGTCGCAATCGCCCTCTCGAAAGCGGGCAAGTCCAAACGCAAGTAATCACCCCTGCGGGGGAAGTGCCGACAGCATCGCTACCTGGAGGACAGCCCACGTCGGGAGACGTTGGCACCGCCCCAGCCCCCAAGAGGAAGGCTGCATCTCTCAGCTTCCTCGATCACCCGACCATTCGGAAACTGGTCAGTCTGGGTCGTTTGATGAGCAAAAGCAAAGCTCAGAAAATGGGCGGAGACTTTTGGGAGAAGAACAAGTCCCTGTGGGACGATGCTCCGACGCTTCCTCCGGCTCACCAGAAAATCTATGCCTCCGCAGGACCGGGACTCTCCCCCGACAAGGCGGCGGAGGCTCTTGGAGTTTACGTTTCCGACATGTGGCGCATGATCGGTGAGATTTCCGCATCCTCTACCACCCAGAACAAGCAGCAGACCAAGCAGGAGCAGAACCTACGCAGGGACGAGGCTCAGCGCGTGGATTTCGAGAACGCCGCGTTCAATGAGGCGTTGCCGGAGGCCATTCAGGTCAGCAGCCTCGAAGTTGGCGACGTGGTGGACGTGGCCGGACAGAAGATGCGCGTCACTCAAGAGTCTGACGAGGACGGCAATGTCACCGCTGTCGTGCTCACCGGAGGTGAGTTCGGCCAGCAGAAGATCGACCCGACTGGCACGATCTACTCGACGCTTCCGGTGGATGAGTCCAACCTTGCCCCGGATGATACCGGGTTCGCTCCACCAGCAGATGAGGAGATGCTTCTCGACGTGCCGGAATCCCGACGCCCGACTGTTCGTGGAGAGACGAAAAAGCCGCAGGCGGAGAATCCGCTTGCCGAG